AAGTTTCTTCTTCTTCTTCTTCTTTTTCAGTAATGCTTGGTGCTTGGGCAAACATTGTCTGTGGTAATGTTATATTATTATCATCGTCCTCATCATCAATAGGATTACCATACGCATCAATTTTACCAGCCATTCTATTTTTCATATAATTTTCAAAAGTTGGAACTTTCATTCCTCTATCTAAAAGTGATGGCACAACTTTATCGTCAAAAAATTTTTGATTATTTAATGGACCGAACACACTAGCTATTCTTCTTACGGTCCCAATACCGGGTATAAAATCTAAAAAACTTAATTTGCTTGGTCGTTCAAAAACGTCTCGTTTTTCTCTTGGATCACTTAAAGTTCCTCTTTGCACATTAGTAATAGCTTGTGGAATAGATCTCATTATACCTCGTTCTCTATTTGTATTTCCTCCATCACCACGTACACCTCTACCACCACCAACTGGTCCAGGTTCTCTCCCCGTTTCAGGGCCTCTTTCTCTACCCATATCGGCACCACCACCGAATTGATAAAGTTGTCTTGCTATTTGAGTTCTAGTTATGGCCATTTGTCTATTCTATTTTGTTTTTCCAAATAAATCAAGGCTAGGCATCATCACTGTAACATCTCGTCTAATATCCTCTGGTGATATACCTTTTGCTTTCCATTCGTCATCACTCATATATTGTTCGCCTGTTTTTTTATTTGTTATTTTTTCTATTATTTTTTCTGGTTTTATTTCTTGCATTATGTAACCTCTCTTGGCTGTATTTCTAATATTGAAGCTATGACGTGCAGCTCATTCGCGTCACTAGCTTGTACTTTTAAAGCTTCACTCTCTTCCACTACAAGAGGGTGAGTTAAGAGTTCTGTTGTGGTGATTGTTGCTATGGTCTTTGTTTTAAATAAACTAAATATATTACCACTAGCATCTACTAAAGTGACATCTATATTACAACCAGATCCTGCATCATTACAAACTAATATGGATTTAACCACAGATGTTTTTGCTGTAGGCACTGTGTATAGTGTTGTAAGATCAGTTGTAGTTAAATCTACTTTTTTATTAATAAAACTATTAGCCATTAATTTAAAAAGAAGTTAAACGCTTCTAATTCCTCTTTTAGTTCTTGTTGAAAGGTAGTATTTAATTTTTGAATAACACCATCTAAGTCTCTAGTTTGAGCTTCAGCTACAGTGTAATCATATTCTACACTAGGTCTTGTTAATACTTGTACTATTTTTGCCATTATCTTCTTCCGTCTGGTTGTATATCTAATCTAAATGTCCCTAACTTCCAAGTTTGGCTAGCTCCTGTATTTGCAACCTTTAATGATATTGCTCTGGCTCTTGCACGCGTATCTACTTTTTGTGTAGATGACGTTACAGTAAAAGGGCCTAAAGCAGAACTAGCTTTCGTGTCATTAGGAAAATTTCTTAATTCTAATGTAACCTGTGCATTTCCTGTTTGAGATATAAAATCAGGAATAAATCTTCTAATTTTCATTAAAAACTCTCCATCACCTCTAAGATCAGGTGTTCCTGTTGTAGCTCCTCTAGCTATTCTTTGAGTAATGTCAAAGTCACCAGAAGATATATTTGAAGTTATAGCTGTTATAGTTCCATTTTTATTTTGATCTGTTCCTGTTTCATGTTCATAGTATGCTGTTCTACCCTCAGTGTTTCCTACAACATCAAAAGATGAATCTGTACTTGCATCATATTCTAAGGCATGTGGTCTTGGAAAAACTGCTGAGTCTTGCCACATAGTTCTTGAAAGAGATCCTACAGTCCATACAGGTCTTCTTGGTGACGAATCAAAATAATTATATGCAACCATTCTATTAACAACAGTTGATGTAGCTTGTGGATAAAACCACATAACTTCTCCAAACAAATTATTTAATCCAGCTGAAATCATTTGATTACCTGATTCCATATTTATGTCATCAAATACAAAGTCTTCAACTAAACATGGTAGTGATTCTAATTTACCTGCATATCTAAAGAAGCCATTCTCTGACATCCAATACGCAGCACCATCAACTTCTACACATGCGTTCTGACCTGCTAATCCACAGTTCGTTCCTACTTGTGAAAAGGCAAATGTAAAAGGTGATCCAACAAAACGTTGTGTAAATAATGCTGTATCAGTCCAAACATAAATTGCATCACGACCTCTGATTGCTCCTCTGATCTGTGATCCATCAGCCAGTCTTTGTGTGCCAGCTGTATTGGTTGCTGTAGGTGTATATGTGTTTATATCTTCTTGGTCCGAGAATCTAATAAACATATCATCTTGTGTTGTAATATCTCCAATCGTTGTTTCTGTTCCATAAAAAACTAAGTGACGATCTGGCGTTGATACAACCATGTGTCTAGATGCAGTTGGTGCTCCTGATATAATATTACATCTTGTTTCAGTTGCATTTGATAAAGAAGAGTCCCATTCAAATACAGAACTGTCATGAATTAAACAGATTGCTTTATCACCAAAATTATCCAATGACCACATACCCGGTTCTAATACTAAGTCACCAGATGCTGCCTCACCCCATGCCACGAAGTCAGACGTATTAGTGACTGTTGCTCCATCACTGTGAGCTGATCGTGTTGAATTTCTTACACCTCTTGTAATACCTGTTAACGTAGTGCCTCCCGTAACTCCTGTATAAGATATCTCTTCATTTCCCACTTGTATAAAATTAGTTCCAGAGCTTGGAAACTGAGAAGCGTCTGTTAAAACGATTGATGTTCCAGATCCACCTGTACCCGCAGTATCATTCAATAACGCTCCATTTAAAGTTGTTGTTACAGCAGAAGATGCTTCTCCACCCCAAGATCCTAGACCCCAACCAAATCCTTTTTCTTGAACAGCTGATCCAACAGGAAAATAATGTTGTACTCTAATACCACCAGATGTTGTTGCACCAGATCCTGTTTCATTTGATGGCATCGTAATTGTTATCGTTTCCGTTGTTGGAACAGATGTCACCATAAATTTTTTATCATCAAAGTCTGATGCTGAAAAATTAGATCCTGTAATTGTTGTAAAGTTATCTAATAAAATTATATCTTGAGGATTAATACCATGACCTGTTGAGAAAGTTATTGTAACAGTTGGTGATCCATTAGTCGTGGTAAATGCACTAGTAAGCGTTGTTGTAGATTTAATTGGATGTATGTCATAAAATACACCCCCAGAAAAAGCATATAAAATTCTATTTGTACCAATAATAGCATATCTTCTACCTAAACTATTAACAAAGTGATGAAGACCACGTCCAGCTCCTGTAAGTTCATTTTCATTAACATTACCTAATTGATTCCATCCCCCTATTTTTTCAGGAGAACCATACCTAAATCTAACATTATCGCAGTCAACCCACTGACCTTCTGCCGTGGTCTCTGAGATTTGTTTATTAATTCCTGGCTGAAACCCTATTTTTTGTAGCATAATATCACACTATATATAGTTTTTATTTTTTTGGTAGTATTTTTTATGTGTTACTCATTGATACACCAACTCTAGGCTCTAAGGCTATTACCTCATGATATACTTGTTTTTTAACGAAAATTAAATCTCCTTCTTTTAAAATATTTTCTTTATTATTAATAATCCATTTAGTTTTGCCTTTACATTGCCAAAACCATACGTCCATATCGTCTTTATGTTTTCCTGAATTTAAATCTTGAGAAAACACATTAATATACAAATGTGCTGAAATACATTTTATATCTTTCATTATGGGTTGTAAGTTTTTTATTCTATGTGCTTCGTGACATACAAAAAATCCAGGAGGTGCAATTTTTATTTGAAAGTTGTTTTTTCTAGAGTATTGCAAATTTTCTAACGCTTCTTCCCAAGTTAAAGTGTTAGTATTATATTTTCTTTTTATCCAATAGTCAGCTTTCATTTCTTGCTAAACCAAGTAGGTAAACCTAAATGAGGTCTCTTATCAAACATGTTTTCTTTTGCTCCAGGCGTTTTAGCATTATTATAATGTAAAAAAACTTGAATACATTCTTTGCCTTTAAATTTTTCTCTCCAATGTTCAAGGTCACATCCTCTATAAACTAACATATCTCCTGGATCTAAATTTACTTTAATACCTTTTTTACCCACTTGACCTGATGGCTCTAAATATATTGGCCAAGGGTCACCACCTAAATTCATAGTGGTTGATATCTCACAGCTAAATCTATCTTTATGTCTTTTTAATTTATCTCCATTCTTATAAATTCTTGCATAAGTATATGCTGGATATAATTTTAATTTTGTTGTTTTTTCCATTATTGGTTGACATTTTAACATTAATGTTTCCATTGCAATATCTGAATAACAAGAATACGTATGAGGTATTTGATCTAATTCGGTCTCATAATATCCAATCATGTTTTCAAAGGGCGAAAGATATCTGTCTTGGATACATGTATCATAAACTTGTTTTTGCATACTAAAATAATTTGCTACAAACTCAGCTAAATCTTTTGATATAGCTTTTTTAATTACTGCATATTTGTTTTTTTTAAAACTCATATTATTTGTACCATCCTATTAATGTATATCTTTTTTTATTTTTTATTTCGTTTACCTTATGTAGATAAAAACCATTACTAAACAAAACAATTCTACCTGTTTTAGGTTTTATTTTTATATTGTCAATTATAGTTTCTCCTCCACTATAGTCATCGTTTAAATAAATAATAAAAGCAAACTTATTACCTACTTTATCCAAATGAAAATCCATTTTAGATTTTTTATCCCATAATACTATTTCCATATTATATGGATTACTAAAATTATAAAATTTAAATAAAGAATTTAATTTGTCGCAAACAGGTTTATACATCACCCTTAGTATTCTAGTATTTCTGTATATCTTTGTTTGTTCAAAATTATCATTAAAATCTTTTATCACATAATTACATTCTTTTGAATTTAAAAAATTATCTATTCTAAAAATTATTTTATCAGACATTTATTGTAAAAAACTCGAATTAAATGAAATAACTGTTTTTCTCTTATTAGATTTATTTTTTGGTGATCTATGTAATACCGAAGAGGGAAAAACTAATAAGTCACCCTCTTTAACATTTATTTTAAAAATTTTATTTTTAACATCTTTAAATTCTGTAGCTAAATTTATATTTGGTAACTCTAGATAATACACACAAGAAAACTGCACTGATGGATGGGTATGCCAAGTATGGTATGAACTCTTTTCATATTGTTGAAACCACATGTTATGCATAGCCCAACTTTTAGTATTAAGTTTTTTTACGATACTATACATATAAGGTTTTAAAATTTTTATAAAATATTTTACGTAAGGTCTATTACTGTCCGAACAAGAGTCCCAATCTGTTTTACTAACCTTCTCATAAGATACTTTAGGAGAATCATTGATATATTTTAAAAGTTTATGTTTAATGTTTTTACTCTCTTTAACGTGTTTTAAAAAATAAAAACTTTTAATTTCTTTAAACATCTTTTGACATTGATTTTGGAACAGCTTGAATATTCCAATGTATAAATCTAAACGGAGATTTACCATGGTCTACAACAAATTCATGTTGTAAATATCCTGGAAATATTAACAAAGCACCTGGCGCAGGATTAAAGTGAACTAATTCAGTGCAAGGCATTATTCCAATTTTTGGTTTCATTTTTAATTTAGTTGTTCTTGCTCCCGCTCTTGGATCATGAAAAACTGGATAAGAAGTTTTTTCATTGCATTTTAAAAAATAAAAACCTGATACATGTTGATTCCAATGCATATGTGCTGAGTGATGTCCACCACCTTTTTTAGAAAATTCTTGCACCCACATTTCACTAAAAAAAGTTTGATACTGTGTCATGTCATAACCTTGATTATCAAGATACTCCCAAGACTTTTGTCCAATGTATTGTTTAAAATCTCTAAACTGATTGTCTGATAACAAGGGTGTAGAGTGATGAGATGTACCAAAATCACCAAATAATTTTATGTATTCTTTATTTTTTTTACGAGCCTCTTTAATATATTTGTTGCAAGCTTTATCGACTGATTTTAAAAATTCTGGTTTATGTTCGGACCAAATTGTTGTTTCAAAATAATTATTTATATTCATATTTAATTCTCCTTTAATTTTAACGTTATATTTCCAGCAATCGAAACACTGTTTGAATGCCTAAGAACCATGTGTTGTAAGAAACTAGGAAAAACCACCATTTGATTTTTTCGACAACTAGGTTTGAAACTTCTTTTTAAAACATTCATTTTGTCTAATAAACTATCTACATAGTATGATTGTATTAAATCAATTCCGGGGTTCATAAAAATAGTTTGAGACTCCTCTATATCTTTGTAGACTATAAAAGAAAAATGTGCGTGTGGGTGATTATGTGTTTCTTGATAATCAAATTTTTTATATCTATTTTCCCATATATTTTTTATTTTAATTTCAAACAATCCATTAAAATCACAACAAATTAAATCCCATATTTTATTTAATAAATATTTATTTGATTCTTCATCAAGTTCATTTACATAATCATGAGAGCTTTTAGTTTTTGAAAACCATGTTTTTGTAAATTTTACATTTTTTAATTTTATTTTAGAACAATCTATATTGTCGATATATACAGGTATTGAAAACAATTCTAATTTCATGTCTTTATCAATCTATATTAAACGAAATAGCATATTTATCAACATGTGATGTATTTCTTGATGTCTTATGTTTTAAAAAACTAGAAAAAATAATAAAAGAATTTAATTTAGGTTTAAACTCTTTTTTAATTTCAGTAAAAAACAACTTTTGGTTGTGATCTTTTAAATAAATTATACCAGATAAATAGTGAGGTCTATGGTCATGTTCCATAGTGCGATGACTAAAACTTTCTTTTAGACCCCATGCAGAGATTAAAGAGTATTCTTTTAGTTTTAATTCATCTAAATAATCAAATATAGGAAATATAGCTTTTAAAAAATTATTATCTTTTAAAAAATAATCCCAAGAGGTCATGTAGCCATGAACATTTGTTTTAAAATTTTTGTTATTATCTTGTTGTATGCCCTCGTCAATTTTATCTATAAAATATTGAGTATCAATATCCATAACACCATGAATAAGCATATAATCAATTTTTGCTTTACCTTTTACTATTTTATTTATCTTCATAATAATTTAAATTTATAATAAATCTGAGTGGTGCTTTTTTAGAGCTTAGTGCTTGGTGTTGAACATCTGTATCAAATATTAATATTTTGTTTGCTTCGGCTCTTATAAATTTTATTTTATTACCTATTTTTAATTCAGTTCCCCCATCACATTCGTTTAGATAAAGTATTGCTGTTTTGCTTGAGGATATTTCGTAATCAACATGAAAATCACTTTTAGTAAATAATTTACTTACAAACATATTTGCTCTAGCTTTGATAACCGCGATACTATTTAATTTTTTTAAAATAGGTTTTATATAGGGTTCAAATCCTGGAGAAGTTATCTCTGAGTCAGTAAAAAAACAATGTGTAAAAAACATTCTACCTTTTTCAGCTTTCCAGTTTAAATCATCTACCCTTCTCCAAGGAAACTC